ATCTGCTTATCCTTCTGTTAATACTGGTATTGGATCTGGCACATCAACTAAGCACTTAGTTCTAACTCTAAGAAACGGTGCGTCTGGTTTCGACGCATCATTTGGTGGCGTAAGACAACTTGCGTTTGCTAATGATGATAACATGTATCTTCGTGGTTCTGGTAACGGAGTCACAACCTGGAACTCTTGGGCTAGAGTATGGAGTTCACTAAATGATGGTGTTGACTCTGGACTAGATGCTGACAGATTAGATAATAGACAAGGAACTTGGTATCAGGATGCTCTAAACATTAACTACGGCACACTATCTGAAAATCGCCTTCCTAGATTTATTAGTGAAACTAAATTTAGAGATAAAATTACCATTAAGTCATTCAGTGGAGATCCTAAGTATAGAATTTATGTTTCCGGTCAGATCTTAAACACTGCGCCATTTATTCCTGGCGATCCTACTAACCCTTCAATCAATCTTTATAATGCGAACGCACAAGGTGTTGGTAGTTTTGTCCTCGACAATGTTATAACCAATGATGACCTTACTGACAACTTTAATGATTATACAATTCTGATTGGTAGATTAACTTCCGGTAATTTTGTTGGTGCCTTAACAATTGGTACTGCATCTAATAGAGTAGAGTTTGACGACTTTACTATTGAAGATGGTAATACTGTAGAAGTTGCTAACTTCCAAAGTAATGGTGGTGTCGCAGAACTACAGTTAGGTAGAAAAGATGGCAATACATCTTCACCCTCAATTATATTCAACTCTTCGCAACTGTCCGCAAACTTTAATGCAAAAATTGAAGCATCTGGTGGTAATGCAACTGATGGTTCTGGCGCTCTTAATGTTTCTGTTGTAAACGCTAATGCTTTTACAATAAACAATCAAGTTATTTGGAATGCTGGCAATATCCTGTTTAGTAGTTCTAACGTTCCAAATTATGCGGTACAGCGTGATGCTTCTGGCAATTTCTCTGCGGGAACAATTACTGCAGATGTAACTGGTGCTTCTTCACTTAACGTATTGAAGACAGGCGATACCATGACCGGACCTTTGGTCCTTACTGGATCTGGTTCTAACTTAACAGTATCCGGAACCACAAACTTAAATAGTTTTGTTAATGTCGCAGATGATTTTAACGTAGATAGTGGTGTACTATTTGTAGATGTATCGGCAAATGAAGTTGGTGTTAATACTACAAATCCAGTAGCTAATCTAGATGTTGTTGGTGATCTTGGTATTTTTGTTCGCACATCAACTGATAGTGTTGGAGCTCAAATTAGATTCTCTGATCTAGGATCAGCAGCTCAAAATGGTAAAATTAAATATTATCACTCTGATAGTAACACACCAAACTCCCAATATAATGAAGCATTCTTTATTGAAGGAACAGAAACTAAACTAGCACTACAAGTTACTGGTGATATTCTTGCTACAAGAAGAATGGGTGTTGGACTCACCCGTGAACCAAACTTCACCTTTGAAGTTGCTGGTAATGGATGCTTTAATGATGGACTAACCATCGACCAAGCAAATGATAATAGTGGTGCTCCAATTAGTTTCCGTGGTGCTTCTTCCTATAGAAACTTTAGAGTTGGTAACCAGTTAGTTGGTAACCATCTATTCACAATCCAAGCATCCACTAATAACGGTGGAACAACTTGGAACGGAACTCCTGCTATCAGCATTAAGGGTGATGTCAACGCTGTCTCTATTAACACAACTTCTACATCTGGTGTAGATCCAGAATCTAACACAACCAGAAATTATAAGTTGAATGTTCAGGGAGATATGAACATTAATGGTCAGTTCTTCCAGAACAATGCGGAGTTTGTAACTTCAAGATGGACAGAAGCAACTAACAATTTAGACATCTATAGAATTTCTAAAGTTGGTGTCAATAAAACAGATCCAGTATATGAACTAGATGTTTCTGGTGATATTCAAGTTGCGAATGGAACCCTTTATTCTAATGGTGTCAAGCAATGGATAGACTCATATGGTATCTTTAAATCTAATAGTAACACAGTTGCTGAGGACGTAACTATTCCAGCAAATATTAACTGTGTAAGTGCTGGACCTATTACTATTGCTACTGGTTACACTGTAACTATAAATAGTGGTGGTAACTGGGCTATCGTATAAAAAATTATGGCAGGCATTTTAAAAGTTGACCAGATCCAAAACACCGCTGGTGTTAATATTATGGATCTGCAGAATGATAAATTACAAATTTGGGATGGCAGTGGTTATTCTGACATGACCACTCCTGGTGCTTTACTTGGCATTCAAGTGTATACATCGCAAAATGGTACGTGGAATGCTAAATCTACTTCTGGTGGATCTGGAACTTGGACAAAACCTGCGGGTTGCAACCATGTTTTAGTATATGTTACTGGCGGTGGAGGTGGAGCACGCATTAATGATAACAGCTACCGTGGTGCAGGTGGAGGTGGCGGCGCTACTTCAATCAAATATATTGATCTCTCTGGTGTTGCTAGCGTTACTTACCAGTATGGTGGCGGTGGTGCATATGTAAGAAATGGCGGAAGAGCAGGAACGGGAGGAACTTCATCTTTTGGTTCTTATTGTACTGCTACTGGTGGACAAGGCGGACAATCAGACAACCCTCACCAAGGTGGTCCTGGTGGAAATGCCAGTGGTGGAGACATTAACGTCCCTGGTGGTGGTGGAGAAATGGCACACGATGCCAACAGAGAAGGTGCAGGCGGATCTAGTTATTGGCACAAAGCAGGATCGTCTCACCATTACTATAACAACCAAGAAGAAATTACTCACGGACAGTGGGGTTCTGGCGGTGGTTATGGTTATTATTCACAGAATGATTTTGCTTATAACAATAGCAACGGCGGTGCTGGTTGCGTTATCGTATGGGAGTATACTTGATATGTACCAATCATTAGTTCATAAGGAAACAGGAAATATTTGTCAGTTCTTAAAAACTGGAACTGAAGGAAGATTTGAAGTTCATGAAGATTTTATGTGGATCGAAGGTCCATATGAATTAGAACCAAAAGATACTGAAGCTGATTACTTCTACAATTTCCAAGATAGGGAGATTCAGAGAGTAGTTTTGAAACCCCCTTCATATGATCTTTCAAGAAGAATGGACTATCCTGGAATTGCAGATCAATTAGATATGTTATTTCATGACATGGAAAGTGGTCTGGTTCCAGGAAAAGATACTTCCTCTTGGTATGCTGCTGTGAAACTTGTTAAAGAAAACTATCCAAAACCCTAAATACTTTTATAGGACAGAAGCGTAACCATGTCTCAGTTAACTGTTGGAACAGTTGTTACAGGAAATGCTAGTTTAACCACTCAAGGTTTAAAACTACCATCTTTTAACAACGCGGGAAGACCAGCATCCCCAAACGTCGGTCAAATCATTTATAATACCGATGAAAACAAAGCACAGATCTGGAATGGATCTGACTGGGATGAGGTTGGTGGGGGTATCCCCGAACCTGCAAATATCACTAGAGGATCTTATCTAGTATCCGATGGTGAAAACGGTGTTTTCTGGGCGTATCCTGGTCAAACTGTTGCATCTGCTCCTCTTACAGGATTCAGATATAGGAGTTTGATAACACATGGTTTTCTGGTGGCGGGGTATAAAGGATCTAATCCTTGGAGAACTGTTAATAAAACATGGCACGCAAATGATATTACATTCTATTGTGGTGAGCAGTTAACTAGAGCACTAACTTATGCTGACTGTACCTGGAGTGATTACTTTGGTTATGCTCACGGTTGCATTAATGCATTCACGGGAGCATCCAGTCATACTGATTCCATCAACCTACACACAGGTATGAGGAGAATGTTTGGTACTACAGGAAGTAATCCTGGTGGTGGTACTTACTCTCCAACTTCCCCATATGGTTGGGAAGGTGACGACCCTAGAGGCGTCATGGGATACACTGTTGTTGGTGGTTGGAACATGCCTGTCAGTAGAGACAGGAATGCATGTGCTACCGCACAAAAACAACAGTTTGGTTATAACTTAGGTGGCGGTAACGCTGCTGTAGGTAAACTACATTATCCTTCCGAGATTATGTATCAGGTAGGTAGTTCACCTTCTGGTAGTGATCATACTGCTGCATGTGGAGATGAAGAAAAATCTTGGGCGTCTTTCTCTGGTAGTAGATATTCTGTAGATCACTCAAATGATTCCTGGTCTGGTTGGTCATCCAATGCTGCTCCTGATGGAGTTTGTAAGTTCCTACCTTCCAAGTACGGTCATTTCTATGCTGGTACTGGAAACAATGTCACATCACCATGGTCAAAGTATAGTGGTTCAAGTGGAGCTGGTCTAGCAAACGGAACGAAAGTCCGTGCTTACGGTGAAGAAAACTTCATGATGGGACAGGACTGGGGTTATATGATGGGACAATATGATGGTCAACAAAACAACCACACAACCAAGTGGGATTATACTACTGACGTTGAGACCAACATGGGTGCTGCGACAAGACCCAAAGGTCATTATGGTCAATCTTCTGGCGGTTGCTGTTCTGGTGCCGCTTCTGTAACCGCACTTCAGGCACAATAATGAGATATCTAATCATAAACGAAAAGGAAATCAAGCAAGAGCAGTTTGTCAGTTCATCGGCAACTGGAGATCTTCGCTTACATTACAACGAAATGTTTTCGTTGATGCACTTCTCGTGTGTAGAAGTTAGCGAAACAATTTATCAAGTCATCTACAAAGAGTGGGAACACAAGTATAAGGAAGTTACTAAACAACAAGCTTATAACGGATCTAACTTTTTCTCTGAGATCAGACCTTTTGGTAAGGTTGCTGTAAATACAGGAGAAGCAGGATTTGCTTGGACACCTGCTAATGAAATTCTTAAAGTGCCCATTGAATTAACGGATAACATTTTAAAAGATGTTATGGATTTTATGGTTGATTTTGCAAAAGAAATTATTGAAGACGAGTACAATACAAGATTTAGAAATCTCAAGAACACAACAGATTTAGAATCTGCATCTTGGGAGATTCAAAAACATGAAGCAAGAGAATGGTTGACATATAAAGGAGGACAAGGACACAAAACTCCTTTCCTAGATTATCTTTCTATGGAAAGACACATTAATAAAGATGAATTAGCAAATAAAATTTTAGTAAAAGCAGAAGAATGGGAAGATAAACTTTCCACTATGCTCGTATCATATCAATCATTAGTGAAAAAATTTGAAGATTGCACTTCTGTATGGGACCTAAATATATTATACGAGGATTACATCGGTATCCTCTTGCCCCAAAAACAAGCAATTGAAATGGGCAGAACGGTCTCTGAAACTGATTGGGATCGCAAACCTGAATATGAGTGTGACGCATATGTCTTTAAATTCTGACGCTAATTTATCTGATATTGTTTCAGATGTAAGAAACATTGTTAGTTCTGATACTAACGAAATCCATTTATCAAAATCTTTCGTAAATGAATTTGGTCTAACCAATAAAGATTTTGATATCCTGTCTGCTAGTATGCGCTTTAATAGTGGCATGACAGAGTATGAGTGTGAGCACTTTGTTGCTGACCCTCAATTGACTCCATGGAGAAAAGTCCGTCAAGCACTGATGGAACTTGAAACTAGGTATCATGCCTACATGGAAAATAGAAACAGTTTAAGAAAAGCAGAAATTTTAAGAAAGAGATTAATTAGGGACATGGAGTTAGTTCCTGATGAACTCGATAAAGAGTTGATGCAAATTGACATGGAGAAAAATGATTATGATGTTGGTATTTGGAAAAGAAAACTCAGACAATCTGAACTAGAGTTAAAATATTTTTTAAATATTATTGACAAGTATGTTGACGAGGACAATCCCATTGAATATTACTGTGAAGAACAACCACATGAAGTAAGAACTTATTGGGTTGCTCGTATGGGTAAGCAAGCAGCAATGGATATTGTATCGTATGGTAGAATTGGTGCTGGTAACATGACAACAATCATGGACATGCCAGAAGAAGATCAAGTGGAAGCACTTGGTGTTGCTGTTAAATATTCTGGTATGATTGGTGGTGGTATTGATAAACTTAATAAAATGATCGCACCACAGATCCAAGCACAGTTACAGGAAGATGGTATTGCGCTTCCTAAACTACAGCAACATAAATACTCAGGACAACTACAAATAGAGCAAACTAACAATGTCGAGTCAAAGACACCTTGAATTGGTTCCTGTAATCCATCACTCTATTCTTCGTAGATATGAATGGGTAGACCAAACAAAAGATCTTAACCGCGAAAAACTCTTGGAGTTAGCGGAAAGTAATAAGTATATTCTGGACACAAACCCAGAAGCAGAACACATGTATATGGAAAAAGTGATTGTAGATTATGGCAAAATTTTCTCTCCCTCTTAACACCAAATTACCAGAAGATTTTGTAGTTAATACTTTGATTCCTTTTCTTAAAGAATACAAAGATTACATTTATGATATCTATTTCACCTGTCGTATGCCACCTTTCGTGCAAGATGCGATGGGTGATGTTGTTGATGGGGATATGAGAGATACCTCTCTCAATGCTTTATTTGTTTCCCAAGAGACAGGCATTCCCTTGTCTGCTACATTTAATAATATTCAAGTTCCTCCTACTCAAGAAAACTTAGATATTTTTATTGAAAATTTTAGATTTCTATATGATGCAGGAGTTCGTATTGTAACTCTACCCCATACATCATGGGTCTTGACAGGACAGTTGCAGAAAGAGTTTCCTGAACTGTTTATTAAAAATACTATACTAAGAGAAGTCACAAGACCTAATGAGATTGTGAACCTAGCAAAAGCAGGGTTTCACTATGTCAATCTAGACAGAGATCTTATGCGTGACAGAGATACTCTACTTAAGATTAAAGAAGCAAAAGAATACTGTGCTGACATTGGTAAACCAGTAAAAATTTCCTTACTTGCCAATGAATGGTGTTGGGGTGGTTGTCCTATCATGCCCGAACATTACCATTACAATATGGTGAGAGAAAAAGATGACCCTCAGTATTTTAATACTAGTTTAAGTAGGGTGTCTTGTTCTTCATGGGATGAAAGAGATCCTGCAGCATCACTGAAAGCAGCAACTATCCCACCCTGGAAAAAAGATTGGGAAGAGTTTCTTGATCTAGGTATTGATGTATTCAAGATGCATGGCAGAGAGAATGCAATGCGTCTCATGGAAAGCATGGATATCATTAAGAGATGGGCGGCAGACGAGGAGATACTACACCCACAGTTTAATGACTACATTGAAGATGTAGCTCTAGAAGAGAAACCAATTGACATCTGGAGAGAGAAGATCAAGACATGTGGTTTTGATTGTTGGAAATGTAATTATTGTGATTCAGTTGTCCAGTCCAGAATGAAACGTAGTGATAGACATTTTGATGATGATATAGAACTAGTTCTAACATCGATTGAAAAAGCAGCAAGATGTGATAGTGAGTTTGTAGAAGAAGGATATAAGTATCCAGGATTGTCTTCCAATATCGTAAGGCATTTCTTAAACAACCTTTTGTCTAAACCTGATGCTATCTACATGGAACTTGGTGTTCATGCTGGTAGTACATTTTTTGCTGCTACCATGAATAGAGATGTGGAAGCATTTGCTGTTGATGATTATTCAGAAGAAGATATTTCTCCGTTTAGAGATGAAGTAAATGTAGAGATTGATAACCCAAAGAAAATATTCTTTAATGGGTTGAGAGAGAAACAATACTTCTGTCCCAAATCAATTCAAGATTTGACACCAAAAAATATACACAAACAACCTAATGTTATTTTTTATGATGCTGATCATGATCCACAATCTCAGTATGATAATCTAACATTTTTGATTCCCGCATTTGCGGACAAGTTTATTCTTGTTATTGACGATGCAAATTTTATGGGTGTTGTGCAGGCAGCAGAGTTCTTTGTAAAAGAGAACAACTTAAATCTTTTGTTTGAGAGAAAGATTCTAACCAAAATTCCAGAAGATCCTAATGGATGGTGGAACGGTATTCATGTTATGGTACTTACAAAAAATGAACTCATTTAAACATCAATATATGATCGTTCATCTTGACGATGATTTTTTTCCTTTATTAGAAAAAGCACTAAAACCATATAACAAATACAATCAAGGTAAAACTGATATATGGGATGGTGATACGTATACTAGTAGTGAAGATCATCCATATAGAAGCTCTAAAGTTTGTTGGGTAGATGATAGTAATGTATACGAATTAATGGATGGATTGGTTGCGTTTGCAAATTCAAAATGTGAGTGGAATCTAGATGTAAATTTTATGGAACCATTTCAACTAACAAAGTATGATGTTAATGATTTTTATGATTGGCACATTGACGAATCAAACTGGAGTCCTGATAAAAGACCAGAGAATAGAATTCGTAAAATAAGTTTTACTGTTTTATTAAACGATGAGTTTGAGGGTGGTGAATTTGAAATTCGTACATCAGAAAAAAATGTGATAGAATTGAAAAAGAGAGATATTATATTATTTCAAGCAGACACTCCACATAGAGTAAAACCAATTACATCAGGTGTTAGACATTCTTTGGTGGGTTGGATACAAGGACCAGCATACAAATGAAATTTATTAAAGAGTATAAATTAAACGATTTATCTATTTGTGATAAGTTAATAGACCTGTTCCATGTTGCTGACGAGAAAGAGTTAACCTATGCTGGTCGTGTAGGTGGGGGAAGTATTGTCCCTGAAATAAAAAAGAGTAAAGATTTTTTTATTGAAGAGGCTGCTCCATGTGGATCTGCAAAGGACTATAAATTTGATTTGTATAAAAACCAGGTTGATAGTTTTATAAAAGAATATTTGCAGTCACTAAAGATTGATAATTTATCTTTTGTTGCGAAACAATTACCTCAGATTCAATACTACAAACCTGGGGATGGATTCTATACATGGCATGTAGATGCATCTGGTCTTGAAGGTTGTGATAGAGCGTTTGTCTATATCACGTATCTTAATGATGTCCCTGATGGTGGTACAGAATTTTACTACCAAGATTACACTGTCAAAGCAGAGAAAGGTAAAACTGTTATCTTTCCAGCAGGTCTTACTCACAAGCATAGAGGACAGATATCAGAGACACAAGAAAAATATATTATTACTGGTTGGATTTGGTGGACATGAATAAACCTATTGTTATTAAAAATGTATTACCAGAATCAGAGTGTATTACTCTCTGGGATTATTTTAATCGCAGATCTCCATCCATGAATAGTTTAGCTACGTGGACATTCAACAATGCTTCATATGGTCAAGGTGATCCTGTGTCTTGGCAGCATCCACTAAGAACTGATCTTATCTTTACTAAGTGTGCTACTACGGTAAGATTAAAAATGATGAAGTATCTACGTAGAGATATAAAACTATGTAAGATACATGTCAATGGTCAAACTGCAGGACAGAATACCATCTTCCATAAAGATTGGGAAGAGCATGGTGTGTGGACGTTCATTTATTTTAATCAACCACACTGGGATGTAGAGTGGGGTGGTGAATTTGTATGTCAGACACCTGATGATGAATATCATTTCACACCTTATGTTCCTAATACAGGAGTATTCATCCCGTCAAACTGGTTACACAAAGGTCAACCACCCAATAGTTTAATTGGAAATGAAATCAGGACAACGATTGCTTTTTCTTTCTGTGATCCTGATATACATGAACATATTATTTCACAAACTACAAGAAAATGGTATTAGCAATTAGGGGATATCCAGTAGATATTGATGCAGATAAACTTATAAAATTTATTGATACTTCTATTGTAGATAATACCCTTACTAAAAATATGGATCATGTATCTAAACTTACCTTTACTGATGGTAAGGATGATTTTTTAGAACATGATGAACCTATGATCAAACATTTAAAATGGTCTTTCTATGATGCATGTTCCAGGTTTTGGGGTATGGATATATTTGATTACAATATAAGTTCGTGGGTGTATGTAGATTGGAATAACAATCCAATAGAACCATACATGCATTCACATAATCCAGAGAATCCTTTTACATTGTCTGGTATAATGTATGTAAAATTAGGTACATCTGGAACTACAATGTTTCCTATACCGAAAAGAGAACCATATTACTTGCCCAATAAATTACTGACGTGGTTTATATTTCCATCCAATCTACCACATACACCAGGTAAAGGAGTGGAAGATCAAAAACGATACAGTATAAGTGCTGATTTATATCCATGATTTATCAACAAAGCAACCTCTCATTTATATCAGAGAAAATACCAGATAATGTATACAAAGATCTATACACATACACAAAGAAACGTAGACAAGAAAGAACCTGGAATTATAATGGGCGACTAGCTGGTGCCTTGGCACAGCAGTCAAGTTTATCTGAATGGAAGTATGAGTGTCCTAAATTTGAAGAATATGTTATTAATCTTTCGACACAACTGTGGTCTGAGGTATATGAAACCTGTCCGTGGGATTTTCAACAGACAAATAATGTTACACCATATATCAAACTAAGAAACCTATGGGTAAATTATCAGAGACAAAATGAATACAATCCTATCCATACACATTCTGGTATTGTGAGTTTTGTTATCTTTGTCGATATACCATATGGTGAAGAAGAGAGAAACACACATAGAAGCAATGGTGCGTTCCAACTAGAAGCAGAAGTGTTACCTGTGGATAAGTCCTGGAACGGTGTTATACTAATGTTTCCATCTACAACTAAACATGCTGTCTATCCTTTTAAATCTACCATACTTGAGAGAGTGACAGTATCTGGAAACTTAACTTGGAACGTGGAGGGTCCTGATGAAGAACATTATTAAAGACAACTGTATCAATCCAAACTATCAAAATTTTATTCACGAAACATTGAGAGTTGATACAGATTTTAGGTGGGTCTACCACGACAATCTATCAGAAGATGGAGAGAGTCAACTACCAGGATTTTCTCATATGTTCTTACTTGACGGAAAATCTACTAGCAGTTATACTGGAATGTTTATGCCTCTCTTATTTGAGGCATGTTATAATACAGGAATCAGTGTTTCTAATGTCATTCGCGGTAGATGTTTTTTACAGACGCCTGGAGTGAGACATAAAGAATATGATTCTATGCATGTTGACTTAGCAGATCCACATATGGTCTGTCTATATTATGTAAATGATAGTGATGGTGATACGTATTTTAGTGAAAGAATGTACGGAGATCCGATTGCTGAATATGATATAAATAGCAATGTCACACCAAAGAAGGGACGGTGTGTTTTCTTTGATGGTTTACGTTTTCACTCAAGCAGTAAACCCACACACAATTCCCGATTTGTAATTAACTTCAATTTCATCCCCTGATAACTATGGATCCCGCACAACTTAAAACAAACTTTGAAGAGCAAATTGCTACAACCGAAAAGCAAATTGCTGAACTCGAAACAAATCTAGTCAAAGCAAAAGAATATAAAATTAAATTGGAAGGCGGTCTAGAAACTCTAGGTCTTCTAGAAGAGAAACCTGAGGAAGCAGCAGAAGCAGCGCCCACAGAAGTAGTAGAATAACTCTCAGATCCCTTCTTCCTAAATAGGTAAGAAGGGATTTTTGTGTGTAATGGCGTCTCCAAATTCAAGAGCTGATCTTATCACATATTGTAAGAGGCAACTTGGTGAGCCTGTATTACAAGTTAACATTGATGACGAACAAGTAAATAATGTTATTGATGACACGTATCAGTTCTTCCAAGAGAACTGCTACAACGGCATGGAAAGATGTTTCATGAGGCATGAAATCACTGCCGATGACATAACTCGTTTCAATGGTAAGTCAACAACATCATCTGGAACAACAAACTGGGAAGAGTCTACTAACTATATTCCTGTTCCAGATCATGTAGTTGGTGTCAGTAAAGTTTTTGGTTTAGTCAGCAACTCAATTAGATCTAATCTCTTTGGTGTTGAGTATCAGATGTTCCTGAATGATCTATATGCATTCGGATCTCTTGATATTGTCAACTACTTTATGAATAAGCAGTATCTAGAAACTCTAGATATGATTCTGAATAATGGTTCGTTCCAACAGTTCAGATATACACAGCGTCGTGATCGTTTATATCTTGACATCAATAAAGCATTCCTCAAAGAAGATACTTATCTTGTAATTGAGGCACATAGGATGATTGATCCTACAGATGCTACAGAGATGAATAATGATATGTTTGTCAAGAAATATGCTACTGCTCTTATGAAGAGACAGTGGGGTCAAAACTTGATTAAATATAACAACGTTCAACTACCTGGCGGTATCACGCTTAATGGTAGAGAATTGTATACAGACGCATTAGGCGAGATTGAGAAAATCGAAAGCGAAGTTCTCAGTAAGTACGCCATCCCACCTATGGATATGATCGGATAAGATGCCTACTAGTCCCTATTTTCCAACTTACTACGCAGGTCATAGCGGCGAGCAAGGTCTCGCACAGGATCTTGTGGACGAACAAATCAAACTGTTCGGAACAGACATATACTATATTCCTAGAGTAGCTCTAAAAGATAACACTCTTAATGAGGTTAGATACTCTAAGTATCAAGAACATTTTCAAATTGAGATGTTGCTTCAAAACGTCATGGGATTTGGAGACAACGCTGAGTTTATCTCCAAGTTTGGTTTAAGGATTACTGATGAGATTATCTTCCGAGTATCTACTAGAAGATGGGACGAAGAAGTAGCAGATCATAATCCTACTATTACTGTTGAGAGTAGACCTAACGAGGGAGATCTACTCTACTTCCCACTAACAAAAGATATCTACGAGATTAAATTTGTTGGTAAGGAAGAACCATTCTTCCAGTTTGGTAAGATCCAATTCTATGCTATCACTGCTGAGATCTATGAGGTTGGTAGTGATTCGTTCGAGACAGGCGTTGAAGAGATTGATGATGTGGAAGAACTATTTGATCCAGCAATTAAACTATTCATGGACCCTGGTGGTTCTGGAGACTTTATAGTTGGAGAAGAGATTGTTGGTGATGAGTTCTTAGCAAAAGCAACATCTGCTATTACAGGCGATGCTGTTTCAGGTATTACAATTTCAGATGGTGGAGCACATTATAAAGTTGCTACACCACCATCCGTAACTATTTCTGGAGGAGGTGGAACAGGTGCAACTGCTACTACAACGGTTAGCTCTACTGGCATTGTTAACGGCATTGCTATCACCAGTGGCGGGAGCGGTTATAGTTCTGCGCCTACTATCACAATTGATTACTCACCCAAAGATAACAGAGCAGAAGTTAAGTCCTGGGATAGCGCAACCAGAGCTCTCCAAGTCTACAATAGAACAGGAACCTTTACTACTGCTGAAGTAATTACTGGTATAACTTCAGGTGCCAAGTGGAGTCCTGAGACATTCGACACTCTAAATAATACCAACAGCAACTACGATCAGAATAGACAGATCGAAGATTCTGGTGATGAGATTATCGACTGGACTGAAGGTAATCCATTCGGTGAATTTGGCAACTTTACGGATAGCATCTAATGTTAGGATCACATTTTTATAACCAAATAGTTCGCAAGAACATTATTGCATTTGGTACACTCTTCAATAATATCACAATGAAGAGTTCTGATCCTGAGACAGGAGAAGTTTTAGAGGAAATTAAAGTTCCTCTTGCCTACGGACCAAAACAAAAGTTCTTGGTTCGTATTGGAGAGAATGCTAGCAGCAGTAAAGTGGCAATTACTTTGCCACGTATTTACTTTGAGATGACAGGAATTGATTACGATTCTTCCCGTAAGACATCACCAATTCAAAAATACAAAACTATCATTGATGGTAATGGTGGTGAAGTTAGAGTTCAATATGTTCCTGTTCCTTATAATATAAATTTTGAACTAGGAGTTATTGCCAAATCTCAAGATGATGCTTTACAGATTGTAGAGCAAATTCTGCCATATTTTCAACCATCTTTTAGTATCACTCTTAACATGATACCAGACATGAATGAGAAACGTGATATTGCTATCATATTAAATGGTATCAGTGGAGAAGATGAGTGGGATGATAGTTTTCTAGAGCGTAGATATATTGCTTATACACTACAGTTTACAATGAAATCGTATCTGTATGGTCCATACAACACTGCGGATGTCATCAAGAAAGCAATTATCCACGAAACTATTGGAGATCTTGATGTCAGTCGTAGAACTATTACAAGAACATATACACCAAAAGCAGTTACAGATATCAATACTGATGGAGTTATCGATGTAAACGATGATGCCTTAGTTGATGCTGGTGATGACTTTGGATTTAATGAAGGGATTCAATTCTTATGAGTAACCTAGAAGATAACATGGAGGAAATCCTCAACATTAGTGCTGAACCTGTTGAGGAATCCAAACCATCTAAACCACAACCACCTAAGGTTGATGCTGAAGATCGTGAAAAAGATTACAGATATACACGTACTGAATTATACTCCCTCATAGACAAGGGTCAGGAGGCGGTCAACGGGGCATTAGAGGTCGCTCAGGAGTCAGGGCACCCAAGAGCGTATGAAGTCGCTGTAGCGGCAATGAAGCACGTCGCAGACATGACAGACAAACTTGCTGATCTTCATAAGAAGATGAAAGATCTTGACGAGGATAAGAAAGGACCATCTAAAATTACCAACAATGCTATGTTTGTAGGATCTACAGCAGAGCTTCAGAAGATGCTTAAGGATATGAGTGGGGGTAAACGCTAAATAATCTCGTACACCCTCGTCGGTTGTCATGAGAGATTATAAAGAATTAAAAGAACTCTGTGAAGCAAAGCGCGGTCTCTACGCAAATATCCACGCAAAGCGAAAACGAGGAGAAGCACCAGCGAAGTCAGGTAGTAAGGACTACCCCGCTAAGGATGCTTTTCAAAAGGCGGCGAGGACTGCCAAAGAAAGTTTTGAACTCACCACAGAAGCAGCCTGGACAAAAAAAGCAGGCAAAAACAAAGAAGGAGGTCTCAATGAAAAGGGACGAAGATCTTATGAGAAGGAAAATCCAGGATCTGACCTTAAGGCACCAAGCAAAAAGGTTGGAAACCCCCGCAGGGCATCGTTCTGCGCTCGAATGAAGGGCATGAAAAAGAAACTAACCAGCAAAAAAACTGCTAACGATAAGGACAGCAGAATCAACAAATCACTACGTAAGTGGAATTGCTGACATACTTGTTAAAAGTATGTTAAAATAGAGCAATTTTACTCACACAATCTATAATTATATTATGAGTTCTGATATGACAATGCGTTTAAATGACAGCGACATCACACGTTTAGTCAAAGCTTGCCAACTCTACCAAGAGAAGACGGGTTCTGAATACATGTGGGACGAGTATAACGATTTAATTCAAAAACTCAACACTTACAAAGAACAACATTCTGTAGCGAAATGAAATCTTTAATTACGATTCTGGTTGTGTTATTTTTTGCTGCCCCAGTATGGGCAGTAGATGTAGTAATGGGTTCTGGTGGGAACCTAGTATTTGAACCTAATGAGATCACAATCTCGGCAGGTGACACAGTTCAC